TCAGAGCCTGGAACCTTGAGGTTTTATGATAATGAATAATCCTGACCCATCTGAAAGGGTGTAGTCGGCCTCGTCGGGAGCTGCATTTTTAATCTGAATATTAGTTAAGGCCATAGATATCTCTCCCGACGTTCTGACTGTGTGAGAGTAACGAAAAGAGATACTTTTGTTCGTGGTTGCGAAAGCTATCGGCTGGAAATGGTTGGATACTGATTTCGGCTCTAAGCCTTGCGTGGTACGGGTTTCGTAGGATTATTTAGCAGGGGATTTAAGCGTTCGGAATGTCCCCTGCATACATCGAATTGGCATGGCAGGGGATTGTATAGAAAGGTAATTTTCAGAAGTGGATTTTATTTTACCCGCAATTTTACCCATCGTGACGGTTCAGGAGCTTTTGTTTGAACTCGCAGTGTTCACTATATAGCCAGCGCGCGCGACCATGGATGAGTTTGCTTTTTGGCAGGGTGCCGTCTTTGATGCGGTCATAGATGAAGGTCTTTCCGAAACCAGTATCTGCCATGATGAATTTCAGATCAACCAGTGAATCGGGCTGTAATTGGTGTTGCATGGGTTTCATCTCCGGTTTGGAAATCGAACCTGGAAGCCAGGCAAAAAGAATGCCCTCACACTGGAGGGTGAATGGGGGATAACGTGGCAGTGCTTTCGCACCCAATAGCCAGCTCATAACTGGCTATCAGTTGCGCCATCAAAACAGTCGAATAGTCGAACCCTTAAACCAACCACCACAAACAACTCCGCGAACGTCATTGCCGGTAGCGCCCTTAGCTGTGAACTCAGTGTGGTATGCATCGTCTTTGCTGCATCCGGTGAATGAATAACCTGTAATTTTCACATCCTTGTAGCCACTATCGACGAGCACCCTTGTGGCTTCATCGGCATCCGTGCAGCCAGAAGTGGCAGCCACTGTAAGCAGCAGTAACATTTTCACCTTGCCCATAATCTCTCCTCATGCCGCCCGCATAGCGCGGAGGCGTTTTAAGTGTTCTGCTGTTTCAAGTTCGGCGCGTATCTGAGCCGCCTCGTGATGGTCTAAAGGCTCGAAGTCTGAATTAAATCTGTCGATTGAAGCGGTGTTTATCCGGCCCTGTCGCCAGTAGCGGACTATCTCTGATGTGACGGAATGGATTATTACCGGCCACCCATGCTGGTCAGCGTAAATCTGACCCCGTTGAATTAGCTGGAACATTGGCTGACTCCTGGCTGAGTTTTAACTCCTCGCGGTATGCAGCAACCTCTTTAGCTTTTCTCTTTTGCCGAGGTGATGGTTTTGCGTGCTCCCAAACAAAAGGGTAATTGCTTCCCCAAACCAGCCAGCGCCTGTTGCTTATTCGATAAGTATCTTTGATATCAACGCCAAGAAGTCTCCTTGCCTTACGGTTGTTCATCACTCGTCATCCTCCAAGTCAGCTATAGCATCCATCACATCAGATCCGCGTATTACTTCGAATGCTCGACAGGCCATTTCGAAAACCAGTTGCTCCTGCGGGTGAGGCGATTCCCAATACTTAAAACCGGTGCGATGCGTATACCCCTGCATCGCGTAGAACTGTCCGGCAAGCTCAATAGCTGCATCAACCAGTTCGCGATTTGTCATAGTCGTCTTACCCATCACATCCTCCGATTCCGCTTTTCTTCATCTTCCTGACAACTAACGCACTTCTTACAGCCAGGAAACGCATCTCTACGCTCAGGAATTAGCGGATCACCGCATTCCTCACAGTGCGTTGCTGATACTGCTGAGTGGTTGAGTCTGTGAGCTTTGATAGTCTCCGCTAAATTCCGCTCAATGAGTTCGTTGGCGGTGTCGATAAGCTCTGGTGTCATCTTGTACGCTCCGCCAGTTCGGTGCCGATTAAAAATGCGCAATCCTTCTTGTGCTCATTACAAGACCAGAACACTTCGTCATCGCCACGGAAAATATTCACTTCCACGGTCGTTTTATGCTTCGCCACTGCACCGCATTTGCATTTGGCGGAGGTGTTTTTTCTTTTGGCTGACACGCTGCCCACCCTTGGGTACTTGCTCATAATCCTACCGCCTTACCCAGCCTCTCGCTGAGTTGATAGATGTGGTCGCGTAATTCAGTTAGTGTCTGCGCTTCGGATTCCAGAATCTCTTTGTGCATTAATTCACGCACCAGATGCTCAAACTTGCTGTAGTAACCAAGGCGAGAAAGCACTTCCTGACCGGAATTTTTACCTTCCTTGGAAATCTTCTTCTCGTTAAGAATCAGGTCATGTGCAGACCCGGTGACGACGTACTTATCGCCAAGTTCAATTCGTAATTTTTCGCTCATAATCAATGCTCCATGAACTGTCGGTTAATTCGGTTGAAGGTGAACGCGAGAAAATAAAAAGGCCGCATTAGCGACCTTGTGATTCGTTTGGTTAGCGTCATGCTGACTCCCGTCGAGCGAGAAGTTTCGCTCCGAAAGACATCAATTCGTCCCGTTCCACAGTTGCGAAGTGGCATTGTGTACGCGGGTACGGATGCCAGATGATGAGCATCGATCCTTTATTATTTCCCGAAACCGATTTACCGGTGACCGGGTTGATAAATGCCAGTCGCCCGGCAGTGATGAAGCGAACCTCGCTGGCTGTCTGAATTGCCTCACGGAACCAGCCGACCGAAGTATCAGCAGGAACCAGCATGACGGTGCCGATCTGGTTCTTGCTCTCCGCTGCTGCTTTTTTCACGAATGGTGTGATGTCGCTGTATGGTGGGTTCAGCCAGACGTAGCCTGGAACATTCAGGTAATCAGCCCAAGGTGTTTCAAGCGTGTTCTGCTCGGCTGTTATGAACCTCCTACACAGCGCGTTATGAGGTGCCGCGGCGGTATCCAACTGGAAACAGAACTCAGCATTAATTGAAGCGAATAGGGCTGGCGGCGTGCGCCACAAATCACGCTGATCCGCTGGCGTGTTGCTGCCGGTGTAATCGGTCATGAATCCTCCCGCTCAGGATTTCTCAAATCCCATCCATTCCGCTCAATATTCACAGCCAGCCGCTTATCTCCGACCTCTTCGATACTCCTACCGGTAATCTCTGCTACTTCTGCGTTGGTGTAGCGCATGAGTATTGCTAACTCTTCCGTTGACCATTCACGCATAGTTAATCCTCCGGAGCGGGCCAGCGCGTCACGCTTGCTTCTGACTGAGTAAATGGAGCGACCAGTTGCCGTGGCTATCTCTTCCTCTGAGAACCGGCCAAAGAGATGAAGCTCAGCTGGCGTCCATGGTCTGCCGGTCATTCGAGATGGTAGTGGTGCGCCAATGCGCGATGCCTGAGTGACTATGGCGCGTTCCGTGCGCTCAAGCTTTTCGGCGATAATAGGCAGAGGCATTGTTTTGCAGACGTCATGCAGGAACAGGTTTTCCCACGGTTGCCAAAGTTCGCTCATGAAACCTCCATGATTCTCTTTTTGGTTTCTGCTACGAGATTTATGAAGGCAGCACGACGTGAGCGGAGTCTTTCTATTTCTTCTGCGCATTCACTGGCTGTGAGGCGATATACGGCGAGTTGTTTACCTTCAGGGAAGTCAGAGCAATAACTTACAAAGTCAACCCACTGGCGACCCGAGCAGTCCAGATGACCGATTAGCTGCCACTTGTAAGCCGGATCAAATGAACCGCGCGTTATGGTGGAGTAATGTGTTGCGGCGATAACTGATTTAATCTCGATGACTCCATCAACTCCAATAAGGCCATCAGGGCTATCGCCATATGTTTCATGATCGAAGAACCCGCCATTATCTACGTCGACGAAATTCATTTCCTCGTATAGCATCCTTGCTATGGGTTCCTGTTCGTGACCGCGCTCCATGTGCTCATTGGTAAAGCTGAACTCTGATTTGCATCCCTTTATCTGCTCCAGTGCAAGTTGAAGTGCGTATCGCTTAGCTGGCTCACCAAACGCCTTACCTTCATTAGCCATAATTATTCCGTAATTGGACGCGGTAGCCTTCCCAAGCCTTAACGCATCCCATTCATCGCCATTCTGCTCAACGTCATGCCATATCATGCTGAGCACTCCTTAATTAGCTGTTGACGATGCGCCTCTGAGATATCCATTCGCGACATCACAGCGGTAAGATTACCATCACGCTTAAACGCTGCCTTGGCGTTGTTCCATGCCTGAGTTTTGTCCGGGGTGAGCGATGGCTTTGTTACTCGTGCTGGACTGATACGCAGACCCTCTACAGACTCCTTGCCGAAACGAACATTCTTATCAACAAACACGGTAACTTTGACGCCAGCCCAATCTTCCAGAAACGGGGATCCGGTAATGCTCTTCAGCATCTTGCTGTTGGTGGCATTAAGAATCATGGGCTTTAATTTTTCCCCGGGTCGCAGTTCTTTTTCTTCGAAATAGGCCGTGTTGAAAACGTCTTTTGTCTTTTTGGTTTTGTCGTTTTCGAGAACTGCGCGGGAGATGGTGAGAATGGTTGGTTCAACGATATCTGCACTACTTAGATAAGGCGAATCGAATGCCTTCCTGTAATGAGTTTTCTGTTCGCTCATCGTTACTGTCCCTCATCAATATCTGTTTGGTGATTGGCGATTGTCTCTGCCATGTAGCGAATAAATTCGGCGGCTTTTTCCTGGAACTCGACGTCATCATCGAATGCCTTTGAAATGGCCTTCTTGCTGGCCCCGCGTCGTTGCAGTTCGTCAACGCACAACGACTCCAACTTGCTCTGTGGCAATCCTTTCTCAAGGTCATTAGCCAGTTCAGATTCACGCTCTTCCTTGGCTATTTGCTGATAATGGCGCGTCCAGTTCTGCGCCTCGATACGGTCTTGAACGTGGTACGCTGCCATGAGCCACCTCAGTAATTAATGTTGGTGTGTGGGACTAAGCCATTCATTAGCGCCGTCAGCACTTCTATGGCTTGCTCGCGGGTTATGCTGGAGTTTTCGGTGAGTGACTTAACGATGTCTGCACCAATCGCTTTGCGGTGCTTAACGTCCGCTTCACGCTTTGCCTTTTCGTCAGCGATGCACCTCTCTTCCGCCAGGCGGGCCGCTTCTTTCTGCTCAGCTTCACGCTTAATTCTGTCTGCTTCTTCCTGTGCTTTACGCTGCTCGGCGGCAATGGCTGCTTGCTTCTCTGCTTCAGCTTTCGCTGCGGCGTCTTTTGCTTCCTGCTCTGCGCGTTCCTTCGCTTGCTTAGCCAGTAATTCAGCCTGTGCTCTTGCTGCAATCGCATCCTCTTCACGCTTCTTCGCTGCCGCCAGTTCTGCTGCTGCTTTCTCTTCGGCTTCGCGCTTGGCCTGTTCTGCTGCCTGACGCTTTAACTCTTCTTCATGAGCAATGCGCTGGCGTTCGGATTCTTCAGCTTTCTCTTTGGCTTCACGGTCATGTTTTTCGTTCATGAGCAGGGCAATCTCGTGGTCGGACTCAAACCGCTTACGGTCTTCCTCGGCCTTAATCCTTGCCTGTTCCTCAGCCTTGATGCGCTCTTGCTCTTCTTCCCATTCAGTGAATGGCTGGCGAGCTTTATCGCGCAGTGCATCCAGCCGATCGCGTACCGTTTTGCGATTGGCATCGATAAGCTTCGGAACCTCTTTGAGGTCTGCCACTAAGTCCTTACCTAAACCATCCAGGTAAGACTTGGTTTGAGATACCCGGTAGGCCAGTGAAGCAATCTCTTTACGCCCTTTGGCTGTGGTGACGTCCGGCACAAAGGACATAACTTCACGCTCAACCTTTGCCAGAATCTCTTCAATTTGGTCTGCCGACTTGAAAACGGTGAGGGCGTTAGCCCTCTCGATAACGACTAAATCCGTTACTTCACTCATGGTCTCTCCTGAAATTTGGTTGTGCGCTTCCCGTCTGCGATAGCCGGACGAGCAGGGGTGGATGGGGTTGAATTTAGTATTTACTTGTCAGATAGCATCTTGGAGAAGGCGTCGGTCATTTCTCTTTTGAAGCGGTCAATATCAGCTTGCATATCTTTGAATGTGACGTTTTTTCGCGATTTTTGCAGCGTGTATCCGCAGCGGGCCATATACCAAAGGAAGGTATCAACCACATAGATATGACCATCACGCAGGTTGCCATTTTCGTCGGCGTTTTTAATTGTGTTATGCATGGCTTTGAACACATCTTTCTGGTCGTGAAAGTCACGCATGAATGGTGGCAGATACTCACCGCTACTAAGCCATTCAAAGAGTTTGTCCATATTCAATCCTTAATGACTTAATCCGCCACCAAGCCCGCCAAGATAAACCTCAACGAGCAATTCTTTCGTATAAGTGCGCTCACAGCCGCGATGGAGATACAACTTCCCGCGCTTGTGTGCCGATGCCGTCCACGTCGCATCTTTGTGCTTAACCAGCATTCCAGGCTGAACTGCGCCACGATTAACTTCCTGCGTTCCGTAATGATGTAGGCTCATGATTTACCCTCCACCTGCTGCAATAACCCGGCAATGTGCATCTGCCAGCGGTTCATTGTGATTTTCTCGCGAGGTTTATCGACTGATGAGAGTTGCCACTCGTTTTCGTTGAGTTTTGATGCGTGGTACTGCTTGCCGTTGTGGGTGACTGTCATGATGCCTCCCGCTCAAGGCTTTCGAGGTATTCGCGTGGGTCATCGTGATATTCGCTATACCAATCAACCCACCGGTCAGTGAGTTCCATGTCAGCCATTTCTTCATCTGTCAGGCTTTCGTCCCACATCTGCAATCCGTTAGCGTTGCAGTAATCTGGCTTGATGTTGTTGTCGTACTGGAAAGTGTCATAGTCAGCCAGGGCATCCATCATTCGAACGCCTTCTTCAACACTCTGCACCTTAACCACGAACGCCTTCATAGGAACTTGTGGGATGTGCCAAACTCGTAATTTGCTCATAATCATCTCCAGAACGTTAAATACTGCTTTCATATCTACCCACACTCATTAAATGCGGAGATATATGAAAACCCGCCGGAGCGGGTCTATTTCTGATGAGAAAGTGAGTTCATAACGAACTTCGCTTCATTCCATTTTTCAACAGCAGCTTCATGCTGCTTAGTTAATGCATTCACTGAATCGCATAGGCCATTTTTAATCCAGTGACGATGCATGTTGCATAGGCGATCATTAAGTCTTACAACCTCGCTCTGAGCGGCAATCACAATTTTTCGCGCTTCTTGGTATGTCATACCCTTACCCTCTGTAGTTACCAATAAAAAGGCCGCCAGTTAGGCAGCCTGTTTGTACATGTCGCAGGTATCAATCAGATACCTTGATGGAGCTCCATAAATCAGAAAATCATTATTTGTAGGGTCAATAGCCATTTCCTGACCAATTGCCATTTCCGCGTCTGTTTTATCTGCCGCAAAACACAGCACAACCCACTCCCCCATAGTTTTGAAAAGAACAGCAATTGGTTGTGGCTTTACTGATTCGACGTTTACTTTGAAATCGTGAATCGCGCTCCTGGAAAATTTCATTTCCTCACCTCTAAATAAGTGGAGTAGATTTACCGCGCCAGAAAATAAAACCCTCCGAAGAGGGTTATTCGTGTCGCTTAACCATTGGGTACGCCAGAGCGATTACCCCAGCCACCAACACCCCATCTGCAAGCATCGACATCAACTTCCCGGTAAAATCGACAGCAATAACCAGGAAGAGAAGGACGCCGATAATCAACCAGCGTAATTTATCCATTAGATATACTGATCAAGTGGCAATTGCAGGGCTTGCGCGATTTTCTTCAGTTGCTTCTCTTCATCTTCTCCGATCCCGTCGTTATCAGCCACGTCAAGACACAGGCAGAGCACATCAACTGCATCCGGCGTACCAGCCACATCAGCCAGTTCACGCATTGCCTGAGCATTTGCAGAGCGTGGTGACGCTTCATACTGAGCGCGAATATTGCTGCTCATGCTGGCGATTTCACCTGCAAACGCAGAGAACGCCGGTTTTGCCTGAATGGTCTTTTCCAGAGTGGCGATCTCAGTTGCATCGCAAGTTCCATCTGAATAAGCGATTGAGTAACATCCCCACACGGTTGCTTCTACTGCGTCGCGGTTTTCCATCTTTTTAACTTCGACGATTGCTTTACGTGCTTTCTTCTTGAACAGTCCGAACATGTTATTACCCTCTTGGTTGGTAACAGCTATCACGCTGTCTATAGCTACGGTCGACATGACCGTATGAAACATTTTGTGGTGCGGTTCCGGGATGCTTATCTCCCCGGTTGCTGTCTGGCAGCTGCATTTCACCGCACTACAAAACATTCCGTTTGCATCCAATTGCCGTTCATCCTGAACCCGCCTGGTGCCCGACGCATGGTTTACTGTCGCGCCGTTCGACTGACCGAAACATTGTGTTGTTTCGATGGGTTAAAGATAACCTAAGTTATGAGTGATGGCAATAACCTGATTTATATTTATCATCACATAAGTTATATGTGTCTAATAACTAAGTTAATTTATTTTTGTAAAGAGTGTTGATTGGCGGTATTTAGGTAATAAAAAACCCGCCGAAGCGGGTTAGGTTATGAAGCTGGGCTATTACCTTACCAGATAGTAGATGTCCAGAACATGCGTCCGAGTATCTCTACATCTTCAATATCAGCCTCTTCATCAGGGTACTCATCAGAGTTGAAGCTGCGTATCACGATACGTGTAGGGCTGACTCGGTAAATTGATTTTAGTCTTTTCCATCCATCCTGGCTGATCGCATAAACCTTACCATCGACGATTTTTTTATCGTTAGTGTTGATCGCAACCGTGGTTCCTTCAGGAATCATCGGCTCCATGCTATTGCCTGATGCCGGGAAGCAAAGCACGCTGTCTTTTTGGGCTCCCACTTTACGTAGAGTGGATTTAGCAAATCGAAGCTTGAATCCGTTGTAATCTTCTTCAATGCAAGAACCGTTACCGCAAGCCAGCTCAATATCTTTCAGATATGGCACTTCGACCTCGTCATCAGGCAGATCTGTTTTGCTATCCCAGGCATCAACTCTTCCCCATTCACTCTCTGGAGGAATGGAAGAATCGCCACGGCTTTCGTAGCGCATCTCACCTACACCAGAACTTAACCACTCAGGGCGAACATTCAGGGCGTGAGCAAGCTCAACCATTTTACGGCTGCCGTTAGTTTTTCCTGAAGTCATCTTCTGAATGGCAGGCTGAGAGATTCCCACCTTTTCTGCCAACTGACCCTGGGATATGCCAGCGGCGCTCATTGCCGCATTCAGTCTTTCTGCAAATGTTTTCATGTCACCAAATATATAACCGAGGTTATGCAGAGTAAAATAACAAAGGTTATGGACATTGCTCATAACTTGAGTTATCTTTTCATTAATCCAGTAATCGGATAGGAAAAATCCATGAACTTAGTTATTCAACGAGCTTTGAAAATCGTTGGCAGCCAAAAGCGACTCGCAGATGTCTGCGGTGTCAGCCAGCCAGCGGTGCACAAATGGCTGAATGGCGGTTCTGTCTCACCAGAGAAGGTGAATGCAATCGTCAACGCCACAGGCGGAGAGATTAAGGCGCATGAAATCAGGCCTGATCTCCCGGAGTTGTTCCCTCATCCGGCGCCGTAAAAACCGCCTGATGCAACACCAGTAATAACCGAACGGCCCGGTATATGGTCGGGTGCCCGGCGTGGTCATGGATGACTGTCAATGGTGCACGATAAAAAGAACAAAATATTTATCAATTCACTATTTCAACACCAAGGAAAATATATATGGAAATCAACTCAATTAACCGCAACAAGGTCAATGCTCGTCGCATTGAGTCCTGGTTGCTAAACCGTATCGCCATGAAAGGTGGGAGCAACGTAGCTAAAGAGATCGGCGTCGATAAGGCACAGATAACCCGCTGGAAAGAAAGCTGGCTGCCGAAGATGGCAATGCTGCTGGCGGTTCTGGAATGGGGTGTCGTTGATGACGATATGGCTCGGCTGGCAAGAGAAGTAGCTGCGGTGCTTACAAAGAAAAATCGCCCGGCGGCAACCGAGCGATCAGAACAGATAAATATGGATTTCTAACAGGAGTCATTTTAATGGCTAAACGCAAAAAGTACCAGGAAAAAGAAGAGATTCGACACCCTGATTCACCAGATGGTTTGGTCGTTGCTGCTTCTAAAAATAAGGCGTTCGCAGAGCGTCTTGTTGGCGTTATTCGTATCGCAATGGCTAAGGCAGGGGTGAAGCATGGGCGTCGTTAAGCAATTAGCAGACTACAGGCCGTCACTGGAGGCCGTGGAGCGTCAGGTGGCAGATCTCGATGATGGGTATACCCGCATCGCTAACGAGCTGCTGGAAGCGGTTATGGCTGCCGATTTAACGGCTCGCCAGCTGAAGGTTGTTCTGGCGGTGATTCGCAAAACTTACGGGTTCGGTAAAAAGTTCGACCGCATTACCAATACCCAAATAGCGATGATGACCGGCATTCACCACACGCATGTTTGTAAGGCCAAGAACGAGATGATCGCCATGAACATCATCGTGACAAACGGTCAGGCAATTGGCGTAAACAAGGTGATTTCTGAGTGGAATTTTGAGATTAGCCAAGTTAGCGAATCATTAGCCAAAACAGCTAATAAAACATTAGCCAACTTAGCTAATGGGTATAAGCCAACTCAGCTAAACACAAAAGAAACTATTCAAAAGAAAGAAAGAAAAGAAAACACACAGTCATCTGGCGATGACCGCGAACTGGTTAAACCTGAAAAGCGAAAACCAGTGAAATTCGATTACGACGAGTATCTCTCTGCATACAACGAGATTGTCGGCGATAGACTCCCTCACGCTGTCGAGGCCAACGAAGAACGCCAGCGCAAAATACGCAAACTGGTTAACTCTCTCGCTACCAAGAACATCGACGGATTCCGCGCCTACGTGAAAGCGTTCATGGCAGCTGCAAGACCATTCCATTTCGGTGATAACGATCGTGACTGGGTGGCAAATTTTGATTACCTGCTACGCCCGAAAGTTCTGGTGGCAATTCGTGAGGGAACACTATGAGACAGGATATCGAGGCCAGTGTGATTGGCGGATTACTTCTCGGCGGACTTACCCCGGCGGCAACTGACGTTCTCGCCCGTATTGATGCTGAAGCGTTCACCATCCCACTCTACCGGAAAGCCTTTGAGGTGATCCGCAAGCAAGCCAGAAATCGCAAACTGATTGACGCTCTGATGGTCGCTGAGGAATGCGGTGATCAGCATGCTACCGATGTGATGATGACTGCCAGATCATGCCCCAGCGCTGCAAACCTGACTGGTTACGCAGATATGCTGGCTGACCAGTATCAGCGCCGATTGTTCCTGCATGCCATAGACGATCTGCGCGGCGATGTGAGCAACGGAACTCTGGACGGAGCAGCATCGGCAATGGACGAGCTAATGCGCCGCCTGAGCACCATCAGGAAGCCAAAAGGCGAGGTTAAGCCAGTTCGGTTAGGTGAAGTCCTGAATGACTATGCCGAAACGCTGGAGAACAGGCTTAAAAACGGCGAAGAGTCGGACACCATGAAAACTGGTATCGACGAACTGGATGCGATTACCGGCGGAATGAACGCTGAGGATTTGGTGATTATCGCTGCCCGTCCTGGTATGGGTAAAACTGAGCTATCGCTGAAGATTGCTGAAGGCGTGGCGAGTCGACCGCTGCCGGGAACTGACACCTTGCGCGGGGTCCTGATTTTCAGCATGGAGATGAGCAACCTGCAGATCGCCGAGCGAAGCATAGCAGGGCGAGAAAACATGTCTGTCAGCGTTTTGCGCAACCCGGCAAACATGGACGACGAAGGATGGGCAAGAGTTTACAACGCCATATGCCACCTGAAAGACCTCGATGTCTGGATGGTTGATGCATCCAAACTGACAGTCGAAGAAATCCGCAGCATTGCTGAACGGCACAAGCAGGAAAACCCGGCGCTATCACTCATCATGGTTGACTACCTCGGCCTGATTGAGAAGCCAAAAGCAGAGCGAAATGACCTGGCTATAGCACACATCTCCGGCAGCCTGAAGGCGATGGCTAAAGACCTGAAGACGCCAGTTATCTCCCTCAGCCAGTTATCCCGTGAAGTTGAGAAGCGGCCTAACAAGCGACCGGTTAACGCAGATTTGCGCGACTCAGGAAGTGTAGAGCAGGACGCAGACTGCATCATTATGCTCTATCGGGAAGCGGTATACGACGAGCATAGCCCCGCGGCGAAGTTTGCGGAAATCATCGTCACCAAAAACCGTTTTGGCTCGCTTGGCACTGTGTATCAGCGATTCGTTAACGGTCACTTCATGCCATGTGATCAGGATGAGGCCCGCATGATTTCAACCAGCAAGCCTTCAACTGGAAAGCGTTATGCCAAAGGAGCAGACGTATGAGTTTCAAAGAAGCACGTAACACCAGAGAAATTATCGAAGCTGAGTACCCGGAATTCCCTGAAACCATCCTCCACGCCGAATTATGCCGCGCATGTGCTCGCGTAGATGGTCGCAGCATCAAGCAGTCACTCAAGGCCTTTGCTCTGGCACGTATCGAAAAGGTTGAGAGTAAGCCACTTAAAGGCGCACTGGAGCAGATGGCATCCAGCATGTTTCCAGAGACAGAGATAGCCCGTATCCGCTCCTGTGTAGGTCGTATGGAGTCGGCACTGGTTAAGACATTCGGAGTGAAGCGAGCATGACAAGCAGAGAGCAGTTTGAATTGTGGGTTAGCGGAACGACTAATTCTGATTTGCACAGAAGCATCATGTTGTGTCGCCATGAAAATGGAAATTATAACCACCTTGCAACAAATCATAAATGGGAAGCATGGCAAGCATCACGCGCGGCGATTGAGATTAAATTGCCGAATCAGGCATGTCTTGCAACGTGGCATTACGCTGGCTCTCCTCCAGATGACTTTTACGAAGATATCGAAATATCGCGAAAGCCAAGTGAAGACAAATCTGCTGATGGAACGGAGCCATTCCCGCTGCTGACGAAATGGGAAGTTGAGCAAGCAATCGAATCGGCAGGGTTAAAGGTAAAAGGCGACTGACATGACTGAACCTTACATAGCAGAGCTATCTGCAAGCGTGGCCGTGATAGTCGGCCTTTTTTATGCCCGGAGGAAATGGTGAAAGTTGAGATGACTTCTGATTTTAGCGACAGGACTGACCATCCAAGTAAAGGCTCTCAACTTGATGTTAAGGACATCATTTATTCGGATGGCGAGGTTGAATATTACGAATGCAAGTGGGGTGATTCCATTCTGGAAATTTATCCCTATGAATGCAAATTGGTTTAACAGGCCTGCTTAGCGGGCCTTTTTTATGAGGGTAGGATTATGACTAGCAAACAAGCATTAGGTTTAACGATGAATGAGCTTGCAGAAGTAAACGCCGAGCACGTGACAACTATTTCTAAGCTCGAGCAAAAGCTCACAGACATGGCAGTACAGCTCGCTAACGCCGAGAGCAAGTGCATGGAGCTGGCAGCGGTAGTCGCTGAGAATGTGGCGCTTAAAAATCCAGATAACTGGCTGTCGCAGAGTGATTACGGTTACGAGGCATCTGAGGTTGCAACTCAAAACGGAGCAACTGACGACGAATCCCTGAGGGCGGGGATGATTGCAATTATCAATCGAATCGAAACTCCAGCCACAGAAACAATTCTGGCTGGGGTTCGCTCAGAGGTTATTGAGTGGCTTGATGCGGAAATATCCGCAATCGATCCGGTATATCGAGGTGACCCGAGTTACGAGCACGACGCGTACTGGATGAAAAACGAGGTGCGTGATTTGGTTGAATCAGCGAAAAAAGTATTCTCCTGTCAACAATCTCAACGTGAGGCAGCCCAATGACAGCACTCAACAAACAGGCGCTGACAGATGAAGCGATCAGCCAGGCTTTCGCTGGCACAAATTTCGGTAGGGATGACCTGAGAAACATTCTTGCGGAAACAGTCATTGATGCAGCTGCTGGCTGGAGGTGCGGGTACACAGCAATAACTATCTGTACTCAGCTTGGGCTATTAACAGCCAGTGGGCGACCATCTGCATTTGGTCTTCGGTTCATCAGTGGACATGTTTGCCGAGAAATCAAGCGCATGAAAGATGAGAGCTCCATTGCAGAGAGGCAATTAGCAGACCAGCATGGAATCATTTTATCTGCGCGTAATTTTATCAGTGAGTACGCACAGAATGGTGATGCCGGGGCCGCTGAGTTCGTGAAGATATTAGACCGCGCCGCTGGCATTGGCGTGAAGGGGGAATGATATATGTGGGTATTAATTATCTGGGCTATTGGTGGATTTAACGGCACAAGCCCTGCCATCACAACCCAGGAATTTAATTCAGAAGCTTCGTGTCGTTCTGCTCTTGTTGGATTGAAAGAGGTCAGCAACGGCGAACTCCGTTTACGCGGCTTATGCATCCCGAAGGACTAACCCATGACAACTAACAACCACCCGGCGCACGGCCCTGTATCACTCGAGCGCCTGCACCAGATAAGCGAAATACTCAGCAAAGCAGCAGCACAAAGCAACGGCGGTAATCTCGGCTACGCAATGGCTGATGCTGTGAAGGTGATTGATGTGGCGATTGCAGCGTTTGGTGCTGAGCCTGTGGCGGAAATTCGTGAAGATTTAGGGCGTTTATTCGTAAAAATAAATCAACCTTCAATCTTAAAGGTGGGAGATAGACTCTACACCGCACCGCCAGCGCCGGTAGTGCCGGAAACTCTTCCGTGCCCTGTTCATCTTGAGCCGGGTCTTAAGTTTGGTAAAGGCGTGCCGACTCGGTTTGTGTTCGGTGCGTTGCGCCGCCGCGCTGAATACTACGCCGAACTGGAAGCTATGACGCCAGAACAGCGAGCAGAGCATGATGCAGGGATAGCAGAGTTTAAAGCGATGCTGGGACATAATAGCCGCGCAGACACGCTTCAGTCGTTCGGCAATTCCGAACAACTCAACTATCCAGCAACTTCGGATTGTTGGATTCCGGTAAGCGAGCGGATGCCAGACAAGCTAATACCGGTAATGGTCATGTACGAAGATGGCGAAATGTGGTCTGCGATGTGGAATGGCAATTCCTGGGATGACGGAACTGAATATCCAGACCCACACGAAGTTACGCATTGGCGTGAAATGCCAGCAGCACCACAGCAGGAGGTGAAGAATGGCTAACCTGCAACTGGCAGTTAACGGTGAATACTTCGATCAGATGAAGTCAGGTGAGAAAACGGAAGAGTATCGCCTGGTTAATCCTTACTGGGGTCGCCGCATTCATGGTAAGGATTATGACCGTCTGATCATCACCCGTGGTTATCCGAAGCGCGACGATATGAGCAAGCGTATCGACATCCCGTATGACGGATACGAAATTAAGGTGATAACGCATCCTCACTTTGGGCCCGAGCCTGTGAAAGTATTCGCTATCAAGGTGAATATCAAAGCCAATGGAGGCTAAGTGATTGCAAATAGACCTGGTTAAACACCCGGGCGGCGTATTCTCTCCAGCAAACGAAACAGACCTCGAACGACTCCAGCGATTCAAAAACGGCGAAACCTACGTAGCCGAAATCAAACTCACACGAAACCCCGCGCATCATCGCAAAGCCTTTGCATTCTTCCAGTTCTGTTATGACCACTGGACATCAGAAAACACTGGTTACGAATGCTCAGACGAACACACGCAGAAAGAAGAGTTCCGGAAGAATTTAACCATTCTCGCCGGATTCTATGACGTGGTTACGACGATACGCGGGGAAACAAAGGTGAGGGCTAAGAGTCTGGCATTCGCATCAATGGATCAGGAAGAGTTCGAGCGCTGTTACAGCTCGCTGATTAACGCCGCAATAAAACACGTATTCGCCGGGACAACCGACCCGGCAATTCTCAACCGATTACAGTCATTCTTCTGAGGAGGAAGCATGGCTAAGCAGCCGAGGCGCAGGTGCAAAAACGAAGAGTGCCGTGAGTGGTTCCATCCAGCATTCGCCAATCAGTGGTGGTGCTGCGCAGATTGTGGCACGAAGATAGCGCTCGAACGACGAAGCAAAGAGCGTGAAAAAGCAGAGAAAGCCGCAGACAAGAAACGACGACGAGAGGAACAACAACAGAAAGACAAGCTCAAGATTCGAAAGCTCGCATTAAAGCCCCGCAGTTACTGGATTAAACAAGCCCAACAAGCAGTAAACACCTTCATCAGAGAAAGAGACCGCGACTTACCATGTATCTCGTGCGGAACGTTCACGTCTGCTCAGTGGGATGCCGGTCATTACCGGACAACTGCTGCGGCATCTCAACTCCGATTTGATGAGCGCAATATCCATAAGCAATGTGTCGTGTGTAACCAGCACAAGAGCGGGAACCTCGTTCCTTATCGCGTGATGCTCATCGACCGCATAGGGCAGTCGGCTGTAGATGAAATCGAATCCGACCACAAGCGCCATCGCTGGACTGTAGAAGAGTGCAAGGCGATCAAGTCTGAATATCAGCAGAAGCTGAAAGACCTGCAGAGAGAAAGAGGTGAAGCAGCATGACACGCACCGATATCGACAATTATCAACGCTCATCAGTGGAACGCGCTACCAGGTTAACGCCTTATGCACGAAGCGAGATAGCGCGACTTGATGCTGAAAGTGCAGATCTTCAAAAACGCATCGACCGCAACAACGAGCTGCGCCGTGAAATTATCAATCGCGCAAATATCAATAAGGGGATGCCGGCATGAATCTCGAAAACACACTGAAATTCCACTTTGCGAAGTCAACGATGATTAGCGACTCTCCGCGCGCCACGGCTTCAGACTCTTTGACCGGAACTGACATCATGGCGGCAATTGGCATGACACAAACACGCGCCGCTCTCGGATTTAGTGCTTTCCTCGGCAAGATGGATATCAGCGACTATGACCGTGACCGGGCGATCGGACTTTTAACTCAATATGCAATGGAGCATTGCGACAAGGTTGCAGCCTTACGCAAGCTCGAGACAGATATTAAGCTAAAAGTGATGCAAGTACTCGCAACGTTCGCCTTTGCTGACTACTCACGCAGCGCCGCCAGCACCAGAACGTGCGATTGCTGCCATGGTAATAAATTCGTCGAAGCTCAGGTGATGACGATGAAGCATATCGGCAGACCCAATCTGGAGGAGAGACGAGAAACGGTTAAGGTGCTTTGCCACAAATGCAAAGGGAAAGGTGTGCTGACCAATGCATGCCAGTGTAATGGGAAGGGTGTGGTTGTCGACAAAGAGAAAACTATTCTACAAGGTGGCGTGCCGGTCTATAAAACGTGCAGCCGGTGTAATGGGCGTGGATATGCAAGATTGCTACCGGATAGCGTCCGTAAATACATCTGCTCGACGTTGATAGATATTCCTGAAACCACGTGGCGTAGGTCTTACAAGGATTTCTTCGAAAGCCTGGTAGGTGAGTGCATTAAACAGGAGGAATACGCAAACCGGATGTTGAACAAAGTCACACAGTAGTGAATATTTTCTATGAAATAGGATTTATCTAGAAAATTACACTTTACAAAGTGGCGATTTTTGTTTAATCTCGATTTTAACGATGGGTTAATGCCTTCGTTGAGGTGGTGAGGAAATAAGTAAACATCGCACATCGGGTCAATAGACGCCTTGAGATGAAGCCACCAAAAATTAAGAGCCTCGCAGAAATGCGGGGCTTTTTGCGTTACAATTACAACGGAAAGAGAGTTAGGTGAATCGGCGATACTGCCCCACAAGCCCGTTAATCGATAGAGGTAGACTAGCTCTCTTTCCGTTGTGGTGAATTAAGCGAATGCCGGAAGCAGAACCGGATTAAAAAATGCGTACAGGCGTCATCGCCGCCCAGCACACCGCAACCTCATATCCTACCAGGACCATAAGAGCGAAAGCTCAACGCACCACCATCATCTTGCCAGCCGCGCCGCTGGCTTTTTTAAAGCGCATTACCACCAAGAACCAGACCCAACCAACTCATTGCTGAATATCTGTGGCTACGGTGGTCTAGTGCGCTTCAAAAAATAAAACCCGCGCTATGGCTGGCTTCGTGAAGATGGGCGGCAAGAGGGCTGCGCTAACAGCCTCCTGCCTGATCTGCTCATGCCTTTAGTCACGAACAAACCACGTTACCGAAAATGTATCCTGGATTTGTTCAAGCGACCATCATCCCTATTCCTAATTTGAACAGATCCCCATGTAGTACGGTTGGGGGCAGAGCATGATCCGTATGGATAAAATCAGAGAATGGCTCAGTTACTGGTTTGGAGGCCTAACAACTATGGGTGGCGTTCTTTCCCTTAACGACTGGGCAGTAATTATTGGCATCACCTGCACCATAGGCACATTTGGTGTCAATTGGTACTACAAACGCAAAGAGCGAGAGGATCGGCTAAATGGCAATGTCTCCGGCGCTCAGAAATAAAATTTCAGCCAGTATCGGTGGCGGCGCAATCGCAATTGCTACTGTGATGCTATCCGGGAAGGATGGGCTTGAAGGTCGTGAGTATGTGGCCTATCGAGATGTTGTCGGAGTGCTCACAATTTGCGACGGTCACACCGGGCCCGACATAATCCCAGGCAAGCGATATACCGACAAAGAATGCGATGCGCTAACCAGGAAAGATTTAACACGCATTGCTGCTCAAGTTGATCCGCATATCAAAGTGCAGACATCTGAAACCCAGCGAGCTGCAATTTACAGCTTTGCATACAACGTCGGCGCTACCGCCACTATCAATTCTACTCTGCTAAAGAAACTCAACGCGAAAGATTATGCCGGAGCATGCTCTGAGCTAAAACGCTGGGTATATGCAGGTGGCAAAAAGTGGAAGGGCCTGATGAACCGGCGCGACGTTGAATATGAGGTTTGCACCTGGAGCCAGAAATGAGCAGGTTAACCGCAATCATCATTGCCGTTGTCGTCTGCATCATTGTGTCGCTTGGCTGGGCTGTTAATCACTATCGCGACAACGCCACCGAATACAAGAAGCAGCGCGATGAGAAAACTCAGGCGCTGAATCTGGCTAACGCCACCATCACCGACATGACAACCCGGCAGCGCGATGTTGCTGCTCTTGATGCCAAATACACTCAGGAATTAGCTGATGCGAAAAAGCAGCTTGATGATTTGCAGCGTTGCGTTCGTGATGGCAAGTGTGGGTTGCGCGTCAACGCAAAATGTCCCGCGAACGGAACGGCCAGAACCGGCAGCCTGGGCGATGCTTCCGGTCCCAGACTTACAGACACCGCTGAACGGGATTATTTCACCCTCAGAGAGCGAATTGTCACAGTGACGAAGCAGGTAGAATACCTTCAGGAATACGTGAGGTCGCAATGCCTAAGGTAGTCAGTGGATTAATCAAGTGTTTGTTTTGTAGGCATGAATACCACCTTCATCGAATCCTATGCGGTGACGAAATCATAGGGCGTGACTATAAGCGCTATGAGCTTCACTGCAAAAAATGCAATAGCTACAAGTTCAGCCGCGAAAAGGGCTTTATGGATGGGTTATGCGAAAACGAGAGCGTGAAGTAACGCTGCTCTACGGAATATCACTCATACGCGATGACGTTCTCAATCATCCTGAGATAAAGCCGACACTGATAGACAGAATCATCACCTTCATACACCACTTCTTCTACATCGCATCTGCGCTTGTTATCGCAGCGTCAGGATTCACATTATTCATCTGGTCATCGACATTTCTGTGAGTCGATGCAACACAACAACCGGAGCCAACAATGGCAGAGCTAAATACCATGACCGACGAACAGACATTCAAGTTAGAAATTTACAAGCTGGTCATGAGCCAGAATGCTGCCGCTGAAGAAGCTTTCGCCTTTATTGGCACTGAACAATTGAAACTGGAGTTGTTCAAAATCCACTTTCAAGCAGGTGGCGCTAATTCCGATGTCACTACTCGAACGATTGAGGCTGTGCGCAAATCGAAAGAAGCGCTGGATCTGTTCACCACCGGAGCGTAAGAGATGACTGAACAAGAAATGCCGAAATACCAGTGCCACAAAAAAGTTTGGGCGCTGAAGATTGAATCTGTAGAGCACAAGCCAAACCCAGATCAGTCTGGTAATTCTTGTGCTTCTAGTTATGGGGCAATTATCCATCCGGATGATAAGAAATACGCAGCATTTGATGTTAGCGCTGAATACATCTGCAAGCACCGTCCAATGCCTGGTGGCTACTACGTTGTCTATGAGGATGGATATAAATCATATTCACCCGCTGAAGCATTTGAGTCTGGATATTCAAAATTATAGGAATCACCTATGACGAGCGTCGTTGATCTAGGTAAGGAGAAGAAATACCCCATCACCCAAGAGCTTTTCGACAGGCTTAGCGATGTCGTTCATGAATATGACGGTGACATTAGTTTATGTGAGGCGCTCGGTACGTTAGAGCTACTGAAATCAGTATTGATTAGTGAAGGTGTAGAGCATGCCGCTAAAGAAGGGTAAATCCAAAAAGGTTATCGGTGAAAACATCGCAACCGAAATCAAAGCAGGTAAGCCAAAAGACCAGGCAATCGCCATTGCTATGAGCAAGGCCGGGAAGAAAAAGAAAGGAAAGTGATTATGGCTCGCCCGACAAAGTATCAAGAGGCGTATGCCAAACAGGCTCGCAAACTGTGCTTGTTGGGCTACACCGATGCTGAGCTTGCTGACTTCTTCGAGGTTAGCGAGTCCACAATAAACAAATGGAAAATTGATTATCCCGAGTTTTCGGAGTCCATAAAAAGTGGGAAGGCCATAGCTGACGGTGACGTCACTGAACGGCTTTACCAAAGGGCTATGGGTTTCGTGGCTCCTGATGTCGACATTCGCGTCATTGACAACAAGATCGTCGAGACTCCATTAGAAAAGCATTACCCACCCGATACTGCTGCTGCCATCTTCTGGCTCAAGAACAGACAGAAAGATAAATGGCGAGAGAAGCAGGATGTCAACCATACATCTGATGACGGATCCATGACGCCAAAAGCACCGGTGTATAACGTGGTGAAAAGCGAGACACAATGACAGAACAATGCAGCATTCCTGAGGCGTTTGAGGAATACCTGCAGCCAGCCAGATTTAAAGTAGCTCATGGCGGGCGAGGTTCCGCCAAGACGCGAACGTTTATAACCATCCTTCTCAACAACGTTATCTATCATGGATGGAAGCTTATTTGTTTTCGTGAGTACATGAAGTCCATTAAGGAATCATGCTATGCGGAAATCGTAGAAGAGATTAATCGCCGTAACCTGCACTCACTGGTGACGGTTAATAAGACGGAAATATTCGCCAATAGCGGCGGACGTATCAGCTTCGACTTTCTGCGGCTTAACGTGGAAAACATCAAGGGTTACGCAAACTTTGATGCCGCGCTTGTTGAGGAAGCAGAGAACGTTTCTAAGGACTCATGGGAAACGCTTATCCCAACGGTACGTAAAGAGTTCTATAGCGATGAGTATGGTCGTGTAGTTGAGTCAGAAATATGGGTGGCATATAACCCGAAGAACAGACTCAGCGATACGCATCAGCGCTTTGTTACCAATCGCATATACCCTGACTATGACGAAAACGGTAATCGCTACTGCATCGTCAAGCAGATCAACTACACAGCTAATCCATGGTTCCCGGAAACTCTCCGCAGGGATATGGAGATTATGAAGAAGGCTAATTACGAGCTTTATCGGCATGTGTATCTTGGTGAGCCGGTTGGGGCATCAGAAATGGCTATTATCAAGTTTGCATGGTTAGAGGCTGCAACAGACGCCCACATTAAGCTCGGATGGAAAGCTAAAGGTGCAGTGATTGCGGCGCATGACCCGTCAGACACCGGTCCAGATGCCAAAGGATATGCAGTGCGACATGGATCAGTTGTTAAGCGCGTATGTGAAGGGCTGCTCATGGATATAAACGAGGGTGCTGATTGGGCATCTTCATTGGCGTTAATCGATGATGTTGATCATTTCCTGTTTGATGGAGATGGACTTGGAGCAGGGCTTCGTCGACAGATAACAGACTATTTCAGTGGAAAGAAAGTCACCGTAACAATGTTTAAAGGTAGTGAATCGCCATTCGACGAAGATGCACCATATCAGGCTGGGGCATGGACTGATGAAGTTGTGCAGGGCGATAACGTCCGCACTATTGGAGATGTATTCCGAAATAAGCGAGCGCAGTTCTATTACACGCTGGCTGACAGGCTTTATCGAACATACCGGGCGGTAGAGCATGGTGAATACGCCGACCCTGACGAAATGCTTAGCTTTGACAAAGAGGCTATTGGGGAGAATATCCTAAACAAGCTATTCGCTGAGCTCACGCAGATCCAACGCAAATTCAACGGTAACGGAAAGCTTGAGCTGATGACCAAGGTTGACATGAAGCAAAAGCTTGGCATCCCTTCACCTAACTTGGCTGATTCCCTAATGATGAGCATGCATTGTCCAGAATCGGTGGCTAAACCAGATTACTCAAATATTAATATTCCTTGTGGAGTTGGATGATGGCAGACGATAAAAAGATGGATGACTGGCATCGTAAGGCGCTATGCAACTTCGATAACGCCTACACCGCAACACAAGATATGCGTGAGCAGATCATCGAGGCTCAACGATTCGTCAGGGTTTCAGGTGCTCAATGGGAAGGCAGTACCAATGCTGGCTACTCATTCGATGAGGGCCGATTTGAGCATTACCCGCGCTTCGAACTGAACAAGATCGCCCGCGAGTGCGACCGCATCATTGGTGAGTATCGACAGAACCGCATCAGCGTACGATTCAGACCGAAGGATGGTCAGGCATCGGAGGCTCTTGCCGAAAAGTTAAATGGTAAGTTTCGTGCTGACTATCAGGAAACATCCGGTGGCGAGGCATGCGATAACGCATTCGATGATGCTGTAACTGGTGGTTTCGGTTGCTGGCGCATGTGTGCCGACTACGAAGACGAGATGGACCCGAGCAACGAACAGCGACGCATTAGCTTGCTGCCAGTTTATGACCCGGCTACATGCGTATTCTTCGATCAGGACAGCAAGCAATATGACCGCAGCGATGCGACATGGGCAATGGAGATGTTCTCCATGACGCCTAAAGCATTCGAGGCTGAATACCCTGACTCAATCGCCGCAAGCTTAAGCAAAGATGATTCCGGTACGCAATACGACTGGTCGACACCTGACGCTATCTACGTTGGGCGTTACTACGAAGTTCGTACTGAGAAGGTGAAGATTAGCGCCTGGCGCAATCCGATCACCAATGCCACAGCCATTTATGACGAAGACCAGATCAAGGATATTGAGGACGAACTAAAAGAAGGTTCGTTCGAGATGCTCGGAGAGCGTGAAGTTAAAAAGCGCCGCGTTTACTGCGGTCTGCTGTCTGGCGCTGAATGGCTGGAAGAGCCTAAACGTATACCCGGCGAGCATATACCTCTTATCCCGGTGTATGGTCGTCGTGCATTCGTGGATAACCAGGAGCGTATCGAAGGCCACGCAGCCAAAGCTATGGATGCTCAGCGACTTGAGAACCTGATGGTTTCCATGATTGCTGATAACGCAACGCAAGCGGGCGGTGATGGAATTCCTATTGTCGATGTCGATTTTATCCCTGGACCATTAGCCGATCACTGGGCGCAGCGAAACAAAAAGCGACCAGCGTTTCTTCCGATGGTAAGCCAGAAGGATAAGCAAGGCGCAGTAGTCGCACAGGCTCAGGTAAGCGGATACACGCCACCAACTCAAATGCCACCGGCACTTGCCGGGCTCCTGCAATACACCGGCACAGCCATTCAGCAGATCACTGGCGCGTCACAGCTTGAGAATATGCCAAGCAACGTTGCCACTGACACAGTGGACAGCATTTTCAACCGGATGGATACGCAGTCCTATATCTACATGGATAACATGGCGAAATCCATGCGACGAGCTGGCGTTGTATGGCTTTCCATGGCGCGGGAGGTTTACGGCAGCGATACACCGATGCGCATCGTTAACGAGGATGGTACTGATGATGTTGCGCTGATGAATGGAGCAGTAGTTGACCGGCAGACTGGTGAAGAGGTGGCACTCAATGACCTGTCTCAGGGTAAATATGAGGTTACGGTTGATGTAGGACAGTCATTCTCAACACGCCGCGATGCCACTGTTAAATCGCTTCTCTCCATGCTGGCTCTCATCCCGCCTGCAACGCCGAAACACGACCTTGTTTCATCCATGATCCTCGACAACATGGATGGTGAAGGAATCGACGATCTGAAAGAGTACAACCGTAATCAGTTGCTTCTTTCTGGTGTCATCAAGCCTCGCACACCGGAAGAGCAGCAGATGGTTGCTCAGGCGCAGCAAGCACAACAAAACCAGCCAGACCCGGCGATGGTTCAGGCTCAAGGTGTTCTCATGCAGGGTCAGGCAGAACTGCAGAAGGCACAGAACGAGCAGGCAGCAATTCAGGTTAAGGCCTTCCAGGCTCAGACTGATGCACAGGTAGCTGCGGCTAACGTCGTTAAGATACTCGCATCGGCAGATAGCCAGCAGAAGTCAGATATCCGTGAAGCGCTGAAATTACTGGGCCAGTTCCAGCAACAGAGTGGAGACAACGCCCGCGCTGATGCAGAACTCGTCCTAAAAGGTCAGGCACAGGGACATTCCCAGAGAATGGACGTGACGAGCGTCCTACAGAGCGCCGCACAACAGCAGCAACCACCACAGCAGTAATCAAACCTATCTCGCCATGGTCGTCATTATGAGGCCGGCATCCTATTGCCTCCGATGGGCATAACATCGAGTAAACAGGGGTATTTATGTACGGAACGGCAGAAGAAAACACACCAGAAGTAGAAGTAGATAACGACACGTCTGAGCAAATTCCAGATGAGGTCGAAACTGAAAACGACACTGACAACGTCGAAGCTGATGACCATGAGAATGGTGAAGTTGAGACTGAAGAAGGTGACGATTCAGAGCAAGAATTCTATTTCGGTGATGAAAAGCTGGACTCGCCGACCAGCGAAGAAGCGAAAGACCCGGCACTGGTTAAGCACCTGCGCAGTACGATTAAAGAAAAGGATCGTGAGCTTAAAGAACTCCGCCGACTCTCTACTCAACCAGCACAGCAACAACCTGTTATCTCCCAGCCTCCGGTAATGCCAAAGCTCACTGACCCTGGCATTGACTACGACGAGGACTTGCTTCAGGAGAAGCTTGAACAATGGGCTAAAGATAACGACCAGTACAAAGAGCAACAGCGCGTAATTAAACAGCAGCAGGAAATGCTAAATGAACAACTAAAGGCAAAAGTCACCAATTATCAACAGCGAGTCAAATCGCTAAAGGTAAGAGGTTTCGCAGATGCTGAGCAGATTGTGCGTGAAGAAATACCCGTATCTATTCAGGACGCAATCCTGCTGGAAGCTGAAAAGCCAGAAATGGTTGTTCTTGCTCTTGGTCGAAATGCCGAACTTCGCAAACAACTGGCAGAGACTACCAACCCCGTAGCTCTTGGTCGACTTCTCGAGCGTATCGAGTCAAAAGCCAAAACAATGCCTAAAGCAAAAACAAATGCCGCAACAACGCCAGAAGTAAAAGGCAGCAACGGCGCGGTGATCAACAACCTCGACAAACTGAAAGCCAAGGCACTGGAAACCGGTGACTGGACGCCGTATTTCGCCGCCAAAAAGGCAAAAAAATAACCTATCGGAGCATTAAGCATGGCTAACCAATTAGCAAAAGACCTAGAGATTATGTTTGAGCAGTACGTAGAAGGTTTCGAAGCCTCCTGCGTAGTGTCCCGCAATGCCAAGAAATTCCGCCCGGGCGATACTGCAATGCAGCGTGCTGGCGATGTTCTGTATCGCCCGCAGCACTACCACATGAATGTGGAGGAAGGTCTCGACCTGACCGGTAAAACACCAACCGCATTAGTTCAGCGTCTGGTTCCTTCTGTATTCAAAGAACCTAAAAACATCCTGTACACTCTGGATGCGCGTGAAATGCGTGACCCTGAGCACAAGACAGAAGCTGGACGTGCGGCTGGTCAACGACTGGCTGCGCAGATTGATTCTGATCTGATTGCAATGGTTACTCAGCGTGCAACAAACGTTGTGGCCATGGCCAACTCAACTACCGGGACTCAGGGGCGCGATCTGTGGAATAGCGCGGCTGGAATTGATGCAATCATGACTGCTATCGGCGTTCCGCAGGGTATTAACCGCCGTTCATTCTGGAACCCCTTCAACTACAAAGATCTGGCCGGTGAGTTAGGGCATCGCGCATACACTCAGGGCGTATCTCTGACGGCATACGAAAAAGCTCAGATTCCGCCAGTTGCATCATTCGACAGCTACAAGACTGACATCTCCGGCCGTGTACCTAATGGCACTGCAACAGCGCTTACTCTGGCAGCCGCTCCTGCTCACAAGGTTCAGGCAAAAGATGCCAACGATATGCCAGTGGATAACCGCCAGGGCACTATCACACTCTCTGCTGCTGGTCTTCAGGTTGGCGATGCTTTCACTATCGCTGGCGTTCACTCCGTACACCAGATCACCAAAGACACCACTGATCAGCTTCAGGTCTTCCGTGTACTGGCGGTAAGCGGGACTACTGCGACAATCTCTCCGCAGATTTTGCCGCCGGATAACGCCGACGTTCCGAGCCGCCCGTACGCCAACGTCGATGCAAACGCAGCGAACGGCGCAGCACTGACACTGCTCAACCAGAACGCTGCCCCGGCTAACCTGTTCTGGGCTGATGGCTCTGTCGAATTGATGTATGGCAAGCTGGCATTCCCTACCGGTCAGGGTCCGCAGGTAATGACTGCAACCACCGAGCAGGGCGCTACGCTGATCATGTCCTACGCATTCGACCACATCAAAGGCTCAACCACCTGTCGCTTTACGACTCTGTACGGTTGCTCTGTACTGGTGCCGGAATACACCGGTCTCGTCATCGCTGGCCAGTGATTGATGGCATTAATTAATCAGGGGCTTCGGCCCCTTTTTTAATGGGGGAAATATGTCAAAAACCATGCTTTATAAGCAGGGGAACACGATCACCTGCGGACCGCACTCTCTGGATTACATCATCGTTGATGAAGGTGAGGTTAGTGAACACCTTAAGCTCGGATGGGTGAAACACCCTGATGAGACTGCTGATAAGCCGAAAAAGAATAAGGCGGCAAAAGATGGCGAAGACAAAGGGTGACTTAGTCCTCAAAGCGCTGAGAAAGGCCGGGCTTTATTCTAACGCTACGCTGACTGACGCCGATCCGCAGGCTGTCGAAGATGCTGTAAATGACCTTGAAGATATGATGGCAGCATGGCAGGTAAAAGGCATTGAGCTTGGATACCTGTTCGCTGATTCCGCAAGCGATGTGATGCCAATGCCTGGTGACGATTCCGGTATTCCTGCATGGGCATATGACGGCGTATCGCTAAAATTAGCAGTGCAAGTCTGCATGGATAACGTCATTCAGCCATCCGATACACTTCTCTCAGCAGCTGACAGCGCATATCAGACAATCTGCATTGCATTAACCACCATTCCACCGCTTGAGCGTAGAAACGATATGCCTCGCGGATCTGGTAACAAATCAGCATTCACATGGAATCGCTTTTACATCGAACAAGACGATCCGAGCACATGAGGTGAGTAAATGCCGATTCAGCAATTACCTTTAATGAAGGGAGTGGGTAAAGACTTCCGCAACGCCGACTATATCGACTATCTTCCGGTCAACATGCTGGCGACACCAAAAGAGGTGCTTAACAGTAATGGTTTTCTGCGCTCCTTCCCCGGCGTAACGAAGCTATCAGACGTTGCTGGTACATCTAGAGGTGCTGAGTACAACACCTCTCAGAATGCCGTATATCGAGTTATGGGTGGCAAGTTATACCGGTCTGATTCTGCTGTAGGCGATGTCGCAGGTTCATCCCGCGTATCTCTGGCTCACGGGCGTACGTCTCAGGCTGTTTGTGTTAATGGCAATGTTGTCGAGTACCGGTATGACGGAACGGTGAAGACGATCGCCAACTGGCCTGTAAGCAGCGGGTATACTCAGTACGAACTCGGATCTGCGCGTGATGTAACCCGGTTGCGTGGTCGATATGCCTGGGCGAAGGACAATTCAGATTCATGGTTTATTACCGACCTTGAAGATGAATCACATCCAGACAGATACAGCGCTGAGTATCGAGCTGAATCACAGCCTGATGGCATCATCGGGATCGGCACATGGCGTGACTTCATCGTTTGTTTTGGCTCATCAACCATTGAGTATTTCTCGCTAACCGGAACTACCACTGTTGGAGCGGCGCTTTATGTAGCACAGCCGTCTCTGATGGTGCAGAAAGGAATAGCCGGTACATACTGCAAAACTCCATTCGCTGACTCATATGCTTTTATCAGCCACCCGGCAACCGGTGCACCATCTGTTTACCTGATTGGGTCCGGACAGGCATCACCAATAGCTACGGCAACCATTGAGAAGATTATTCGCTCATACACTGCCGGTGAGTTGGCCACTGGAGTAATGGAGACTTTGCGATTCGATTCCCATGAATTGCTGATTATCCATCTACCGCGGCATGTGCTGGTATACGACGTATCATCAAGCCAGAACGGGCCGCAATGGTGCGTGCTGAAAACTGGTCTTTACGATGATGTCTATCGCGCTATCGATTTCATGTACGAAGGCAACCAAATCACGTGTGGTGACAAGCTGGAAGCGATTAAAGGCCAATTGCAGTTTGATATCAGCAGCCAGTACGAAAAGCAGCAGGAGCACCTCCTGTTTACTCCGCTCTTCAAAGCCGATAACGCCCGCGTGTTCGATCTTGAGGTTGAATCCTCGACTGGTGTAGCACAATACGCTGATCGCCTGTTTCTGTCTGCCACCACTGACGGAATCAATTGGGGAAGGGAGCAGATGATTGAACAGAACGAACCATTCGTTTACGACAAGAGAGTTATCTGGAAGCGAATTGGACGCATACGCCGAATTATTGGTTTCAAGATGCGTGTAATCACCAAATCACCAGTAACGCTATCTGGGTGCTCTATTAGGATTGAGTAATGGCAGATCCTTCACTTAATACACCAGTCATTATCCAGGCTACTCGTCTTGATGCCTCAATTCTTCCTCGCAATGTTTTCAGTCAGTCATACCTGCTTTATGTCATCGCTCAGGGTGCTGATGTTGGTGCTATTGCAGGTAAGGCCAACGAAGCAGGGCAAGGGGCATATGACGCTCAGGTTAAGAATGATGAGCAGGATGTAACTCTTGCCGACCACGAAGGAAGAATTACCGCCAACACCATCGCTATTCAGCTTCTCGATGTACGACTGACAACGGCAGAAGGGAAGATTGATGTACTGCGCAACGATGTTGATTATCTTCTGGATAAGGTTATCGACATTGAAACAGAGTTGGCTGATCACGAAACTCGAATCACAGCGAACGAGGCTGAATTAGCTAACCACGAAACGCGCATTGATGCTCTGGAATACGCCACGACTCGCAAGAAGTCAGAGGTGGTTTACACCGGTATATCGCAGGTAATCCCGACGACTCCGACGAACCTGATCACGATGCTCAAGGCATTGACACCATCATCAGGAACATTGCTACCGTTCTTCAATACAACTACAGACAAGTTGACTGTCTACAACGAGAACAAGACGCTGAACTTTAAGCTGTCAATGATAGGCAGTTACCCTGGTGGTACGACAAACCGGTCAATGCAGCTGACTTTCTCCGGTGCTGTACCTGACACGCTGGTAGCCAGCCGTAACGCCGCCACGACAACGGACAACATTCTCCTGGCAACGTTCTTTAGCGTCGATCAAGGTGGATTCCTTGCCACCAATGGCAGCACCATCACTATTCAGGCAAACGGCGCGGCATTCACCGCCACGACCATCAAAATTATCGCGGAGCAATGATGATTACATTCAAGCCAACGCGAGATGCCGATCTGGTTGAGGCCGTCGGTAATCATCCTGACATCATCGCCGGAAGCAACAACGGCGATGGATATGACTACAAACCTGACACGAAATACTTCGAAGTGCATGTGCATGGTGAGTTTGGCGGCATCGTCTATTACCACGAAACTCAGCCATTAACATTCGACTGTCATGCTATGTATCTGCCACATGCAAGAGGATTCAGCAAAGACATTGGCCTGGCGTTCTGGCGGCACATCATCGCCACGACTAACTTCGCCTGCGTCATCTCTTATGCGGCGCGTAAGTTTCGCCACGGCCAGATGTACTGCGCAATGATCGGCATGACTCGCGTCGGAACCATCAAGAAGTATTTCAAGGGCATAGACGACGTCACTTTCTATTCAGCAACCCGCGAAGAACTAATCGACTTCCTCCAGAAAAATACTAGGAGCTAACCATGAGCAATATTTTTGCACTGGGCAGGAAACTGCGAGGTGAGGAACCTCTTTGGCCTGAAAAAGGTGGTAAGGGCGGTTCATCCAGTAGCGGTCAAAAGGCAGCTGCCGATGCAACAAGATATGCCGCCGACCTTCAAAACGAACAGTTCAACAGGGTCATGCAGCAACTTGCACCATACGCCGCCGCCGGCCTTCCTGCTCTCCAGCAAATACAGCAATTATCCACACTGGAAGGGCAGGGTAATGCTCTAAACCAGTATTACAACTCAGATCAGTACAACCAGTTAGCCAATCAGGCCCTTTATCAGTCACTGAATGCAGCAGAAGCCACTGGCGGTCTTGGTTCTACCGCGACGTCAAACCAACTGGCAGCCATTGCGCCAACGCTTGGTCAAAACTGGCTTTCCGGGCAGATGCAAAACTATGGCAACCTGTTAAATGTTGGTCAGTCTGCGGCAGCAGGTCAGGCGTCAGCCGGTCAGAACTATGCCAACAACGCCGGTAACCTTGCTCAGCAGATGGCGGCGATCCGCTCTCAGGGTTCAGGTCAATCTACGCTGGGAAGTGCCATTAGTGGAGGCACGAGTGGTGCGCTTGCAGGGGCAGGCATTGCCAGCCTGTTAGGAACTTCAACGCCATGGGGCGCTGGTATAGGTGCTGGTATCGGATTGCTTGGTTCACTCTTCTAAGGAGTTATCGTGGCTACATTTCAACTCGCTGGTCTGCCATCAATGCAGGTGGCAAACCAAAACGCGCCCGGACAGCCATCACTATCAAGCTATGACTTTAGTCAGCGTCCAAATGTTGGCGTCCAGTTAGCCCAAGGAATTGGCAGCGTGGCTCAGGCTATCGGTCAGGGTGAAGCAGCAAAGCGATTATCAGAATTCCAACAGGCATTCGGTCAGGCATACGCAGCAGGTGATCGTGATGCCTTGCGTCAGCTTGCGGCCACGAATCCAGACCAGATTGAAACAATTCGTCAGGGTATGGGGTTTGTTGATGCCGATCGGAATCAGGCCATGGGCGATATGTCGGCACGATTAAACATTGCTGCCGCTCAGGGGCCTGATGCTGTCATGAGAGAGCTTGCAACCCATCAGAATACGCTACAGCAAATTGGCATATCCCCTGAGCAGGCGTGGCAGACATACCAGCAAAGTCCGCAAGGTTTCACTCAGTTAACAGACCTGATCGGGATGCATGCAGTTGGACCTGAAAAGTATTTCGATATTCAGGATAAATTAACTGGTCGCGAGATTGATCGCGGTCGCTTAGCTGAAACAGTCCGCAGCAATAAAGCCGGTGAAGGGCTTCAGGCTCGTGGACAGAATATCACAATGCGCGGGCAGGATATGTCAGCCGCTACTGCACGTCGTGGCCAGGATATGGCAAGCCAACGTGCTGGCGCAGCAGAAGGTCAAGGTGATCGCGTTGTACAGTTAGCTGACGGACGAACTGTTAATGTTGGCGGGAAACTTCACGGATCTGGTGCGAACGCTTTTTATGAAGGTATCGACAATGCCGGGAATATGGTCCGCGTCCCTGCAAGCTCAATTGCTGCCCCGGCTACTTCAGCTGCAAGCGCTCAGAATTACGCAATGAAGAAAGACCTTGATGCAATTTCTGGCGCATCAGCTGACGACCTTGGATTCATGACTGGTGTTACCGGTTCGTCAGGTTCGCCGGCTCTTGGTGCTGATATTCGCAGTCGTGCATCTGGTGGTGACCAGAGGAAGCTATACAACGCAGCTCAACGTGTTCAGGGAAAGATGCAGAATCAGGGCATTGCAGCGGCTCGTGATATGGGCGCATCCGGTATCAACACCGTTGCAGAAGCGAAGATGTATTTTCAGGGCATGCCACAGGTTGATTACTCAAGCCCAGAAGCAATGCAGCAATCAATGCGAGACATTCAGCAATACACGGACAATTACAACCAACAGTATCAGGTTGATGTTGGTAATGGTGGCCAGCGTAATCAACAAACCTCTCAGCAACCTTCACGGCAACCCGCTGGAGGTAGCTTCACGTCTAAATCAGGCATTCAATTCACGGTGAAATGATGGAAGTTACAGCCAACGGTAAGACGTTCACATTCCCAGATGGAACGAGCACTGAGGATATTGGATCGGCTATTGATGAGTATTTTGCTGGCCAGTCAGCACAGCAGGTTCAGCAACAAATACCACAACAGCCACAAGAAACCTCGCAGCCACAGCAACAAGGTGGCTTCATGTCTGACCTTGGTAATGCTGCAGCAGAGACAGGGCGTGGATTGCTACAGGCTGGGGTTAATCTGGCAAACATTCCGGCATCAATGGCTGATGCGGTCGCCAGCGCCGGTGCATGGGCTGGTCAGAAGCTTGGCATTGGTGACGGTACTTATCAGCCTGCGCCGCGTGTCACGACTCAAGGACTTGAGCAGGATTTTGGCTTGCAACAAGGTGCTCTTACCCCTCAGACGACAGAAGGTAAAGTCTTCTCTGAAGCGCTGCCATATTTGACTCCTGTTGGTGCTGAGAGAATTGCAGCACAAGCTCCATCTATTGCTGGTCGTGTTGCTCAGGGTGCGTCACGCTTGCTGGCTGAAAACGCTGTGGGCTCTCTGGCTGCAAATAGTGAACGAGATAATCCTGAAGCACTGGCTACTGATCTCGGTGCCGGTATCGTATTAGGCGGTGCGATTAACCAACTAGGCCGCGCCGCTGGAGCTGCTTATCGTGGAATTCGCGGGACGATCGCACCAGAAGCGCAACAGGCTATTCAGTTCGCTAATGCTGCTGATGTTCCTTTGCACACCACTGACGTTTTGCAGCCAAATTCCCGTGTCGGCCGCATGGCGCAAACTACCGCTGAAAACATCCCTTTTGCCGGCACAAGCTCAATGCGAGCTGGGCAGCAGGAAGCGCGTAGCCAGTTGGTAGATGAGTTTGCATCCCGCTTTGGTGAATACGACCCATCGATTGTTGTTGGAAGCCTGAAGGCTAAATCATCTGGAATTCGCAGGGCCGCTGGAAATCGCCTTGAGCAGGTTCAGAATGCAATGGCCGGAGTTAACATTCAGCCGAGCAGGGCTATTCAGCAAATTGATAATGAAATCGCTGATTTGCAGAAGCTTGGCGGAGCTGCAGATAACGAAACTATCTCGAAACTAAAGGTTTACAGAGACGAGTTATCTCGCAATGCAGGGGCTAACGGACCAATGGCGATGGATTTGCAGCAGTTAAGTGCATTGCGTAGCCAATTCAGACAGGACGTAAAGGGTGAGCGCCAGGCGCTAATTAACAGATCTGAGGCTGCAGTTAATCGAGTTTACAATGCAATGACCGGTGATATCGACAGCGCCATCGGGCAGAATCTTGGTAATGACACTCTGCGTCGTTATAAACAGGCTAACGCTATCTACGCCGACGAAGCCAACAAACTACAAAATACCCGCCTCAAGAACGTGATCATGAAAGGGGATTTAACGCCTGAGGTGGTCAACAACATGCTGTTCAGCAAAAACAAATCAGAGGTCCAGAATCTGTACCGATCTGTTGGTCAAATTGGTCGCGCCCAGATGCGTAATGGCATAATCGGAAAGGCTATGGAGAAGTCAGGCGGATCTCCTGACCAGTTCCTGCGCCAGGTAAACCTGATGTCAAACCAGACTGGAATTGCTTTTAAAGGGCGTGATGCTGCATATCTGAAAGGCCTGAAGAACTATCTTGAATCAACCAAGCGGGCCGGGCAAGCCGGGGTAACAACGCCAACAGGTCAGCAGACAATTCCATTCATCTTGGGTATAGGATCCGCAACAAACCCTGCGCTAGTTGGAGCAGGTGGTGGTTATGGATTACTGGCGAGACTGTATGAGAGTGAGCCTGCACGAAACGCAATGCTTCGACTGGCCAATACTCCGCGCGGTTCTACCGCGTTTGAGAAAGCGTTAGCTGAAGTTGAGCGGGCTGTTAACTCTGTTGCTCAAGGCGCTAAATCTGACGCATTAAGCGAATAACATCTTACCGACGACAATTCCGCATAGTAACAACGCAAAGTTAAGCAAGTCACGTTCCATAAATCCCCCTGATTTTTAACTCATTATAAACCAAATAAGACGCAACGCTGCGCAAGTATTAACTTGTGCGGCTTTGCTGCGCCTGGAGCACAGTAAATGTCAGATATCACCGCTAATGTCGTAATTGGCATGCCTTCGCAGTTGTTCACGATGCCTCGGTCATTTAAGGCTGTAGCTAACGGTAAAATTTACATCTCTAAAATTGATACTCCACCAGGAGAAATGACAGACCCAGCTAACTCTGTGCAGGTTTATCTTGAGAATGAGAATGGAAGACATGTCCCGGTTTCACAGCCACTCATAATTAACGCGGGGGGATTCCCTGTTTACAACGGACAGATTGCGAAATTTGTAACCGTTGAAGGTCATGCCATGGCTGTGTATGACGCAAATAATGCACAGCAGTTCTACTTCTCCAACATTCTGAAGTATGATCCAGATAAATTTTCACAGATGCTTGGTGATGATGATGGCTTCAAATATATAGGATATTCTAGTGTAGAAGGCCTTAGGTCAATTGAGCCATCAACACCAAATCAGCAGATAATGGTTAATCGCTATAATGATAGTGATACTGATTGCGTTGCTGCTGGAGTATTTTATTACCATCAGGCAGACACAACATCTGTTGATGACGGTGGAATTGTTATCGTTACCGCAGGTGGTAAGCGCTGGAAAAGACTTGGCGTCACCTCAGCAAATGTCCATTATTTCGGGCCTCGCGGGGCATCCGTCACTGATCATGCACCCGCTTTCAATCGTGCGTTGGCATATGCTAACTCCATATCAACAGAATCAAAAGGAACCACAATCTACCACCCTGACGGGGTTTATGACTACACCTCTGGTACAGATGCCGTTAAAGCACCAAGTATAGCCATTGTTGGTGAATCTGTTGAAGGTGTTGATATTAAGGGGGCGGCTCAAGAGTTATTCCACTGGGGTGAGGATGGAGTAACATCTCTGTATGTTGGAGCGGCAATAAAAAATATTACAATTGACTGGCAATTAAAATCTCCAGAAGCAACATCATCTGGCATTGCTATAATGCTACAGGGAATGAGCCGTATTCTGATTGATAGCATTAAGTTGCGTAATGTACCAAATTTCATCACAGCAGGGAAAACTGAAACTAATTTCGCCTCTAACATTCTCGTATCTAACGTAAGAGGTTTTCAGAATAACTGCGGTTTACCATTTATAGACCTGCGATTCGGCGCAGGTATGGAGATAGTAAACTCAACAGTATTTGTTGGTGGTGTAGGCCATCCATCTTTTGGCGATACCATGACAACATTACCTGGTACTATTGCTGTTCGTGGCTGGCTTGGCTACTGGGATACATTCCAGGCGACTAACTGCCTGTTTGAGAGATTTGCTGTTGGTGTGTCTCTTGCTCCTGCTTCAGGAAAGGTTTATCAAAACTTTTATCTTGTAAATTGCATTTTTGATTACATGAAAGGAAACTGCTTTGAATTCGACGGCGCGGGCGCTGTTACCGGGGTTAAGGTAATAGGTGGCTGGGGTGTTGGCTGGGAAGGGTACGGCATCTCGATAGCATCATCTTTGTATACGAACCATATTGAATTCGTTAGTACAAAAATACTCCTATCAGGTCTTGGTGCCATATTCTATGCGGCACAAGATGCAAGGAATATTGTTTTCAATGAAGTTGATACTATAGGATGTAATCACAAGAATACCGGAGGATCATGTGCTTCGTTTAGTGGTGGAGCTAAGGGATTCAGGATTATAGGCGGCTCATATAACAGGAGTTACGCTGGCGAGGGAATGCAACCGCAAGCTTCTGTGGGGATTAACATCGGTGCTGATTGTGATTTTTATCACATAGATTGTCAGGATGTTACTGGTGCATCCGCATCATTCTCAATCGCTGCTAATTCCACTGCATCAAAGAACAGGATGATTGTTAACAACAGAGGTCAGTTAGACTCTATTCCTGTGGCGATCGGGACGCCAGGACCAAGCGTTCTGAACAAGTACCCATTCAAGTTATTGGTGTCTGTATCTGGATCATCATCAGGGATTTCAGTTAATGGGCACCCTTTGAGTGGAATTACAACCACTGTGCTATCGCTTAAACCAGGCAGCACCCTGTCATGCGATACCACAACTCAGTACCTTACCGCCTATCCGGAGTAG